GCATAAGATATTTTCTTTTTCTTCAGATGATTACAGATTACCTCACCACTGCTATTGAACACATGAAAAATAACCATCTTAGAGGTTTTAGGCATATCCTCTATTAGATTATCTAAGGCATCAAGTTTTTCATTATTGGAGAATGTTATTGTAAATTTTTTACCGTCCTCATCTTTTTCATATACGAAACCTGATGCTATCTCCCTCATTTTGATGTAGAAATTTTCTTGTCTCCGTACATCATTGTCCTTAGTATCCGCAGCCTGTTGCAACATATCTCGATAATATGTAATTGCATCTAAGGATAGGGACACAGGAACTACTTTATGTACACGCTTAGGAAGATCCTCACATTCAATATCCTCGTATCTAAGAGATCTATTTTGTAGAGTGGTATGTAACTCTTCTTCCATAGCCTTTTTAAATTTGTGCTCCCACCCTCCCCAAAAATTTTTCTTTGTTGTGAAAAATGCAGATTGGTACATACCTTTAAGACCTAATGTTTCACCGTGATCTATTAATTGAAACTGTGCCCATAAATCTATAGGGTCTCTTCCAAACGGTGTTCCTGTTAATCCGTATCTATATTCACATTTTTTAGAAATGGAATGGCAAAGTGAGTAGGTTAAAGAGGTAGTGTTTTTCGCTTTGTGAATTTCATCAAATACAACCATTTGAAATTTTGAGGTGAAATTTTTTACTAATGCAGGTACAGGGGTTCTTTCTTTTACCTTTTTACCTTTCTTTTTTTTCTTAGCTGGTTGTAATTCAGTCATCATGGTTTGAAGACCGTCATAATTAATTACGTAGATATGAGCATGTTGATCTAGCAGTTCCATTCTTTCATTTTTATTTCCATGCAATAATACATAATCGAAGTTAGTATGTTCTAGAATTTGTTCTTCCCAACCTTCTATATTGATTACGTTAGGTACTACAACTAAAATCTTTTCTATTTTTTTCAACTGCAAATAATAAGACATCAGCATTAAGGATATAAAAGTTTTACCCAAACCCATATCTAAAAAATACATAAAATTAGATAAGGAAGCACCTATGTAGTAAGAAGCTTTTTGATGGCGAAAAGGCGGGTGTTTAAGAGTTACTTCAACAGGTAACTGGGCAATAGCTTCATCCATTTCTTTATGTGAAGCTTCTTTGATCCAGTTAAAACTTTCTAAATCTCTTGCAAGGTAATCATCTATTGCTCTTTTAGAGATCATTCTTCAGGTTCTTCTTTTTTCTTGTTCTTTCTACGTATTTTAGAACGGTCAAACTTTGTAACCTTTCTACGTGTAGTTTTTTCCTTCTCAGGTTTTTCTTCTTGTTCTTCCTCTTTTTCAGATGTTTGATTTGTAATCATTCTAGTGCGTGAACTAGATTGACTAGTGCCTGTATTACTACCATCCGTAGGTAGCATTTCTAAAGTATCCCAATACCTATTATCCAATTTTGCAGCATCCATACAGAATTGACCTATTCTATAGTTCTGTGTAATGACCACTGACTGTTCTCTTTCTTCATCACGGGCTTTAGCTATGAATAATCTTGCAAGCCCGTAGCGTTGCTCCTGACTAGTCTGACAATAGGCAATTATGTTATCAGCGGTAGCAGCTTTTGAATAATCTTCAGCTAAATGTTTCAGAGTGATAACTTTTGCATCCTCAGCTAGTCTATTACTTTGTGATGCTGTAACCACGGCACAATTTCTTTCTACAGCAATTCTACGTAAATTCTTATATATGTTGCCTGTATCAACTCTAAGATTTGCTGAATCTAGTTTCATCAGATCAGCATAGTCAACAATAATGACATCAGGATGGAAGTGTTCGAATCTATCCAAGGCATCTAAATACGCTTCCAATCCTTGCATTGTTAAAGCGCCTGTAGGGAAACGTTTTACCCATAATTTTAATCTATTTTCAAGTCTTTTTATTTTTTTACCAAGTGAAACTTCTGCATCTAAATTATCTAAAGATGGACGCTCTATAAGTTCACCTTGTGTATCTATAAAACGCCCCATTTCATCACGTTTAATACTTCGGTAAGGGTTTTCACCTGCACGTTTACTGAATGAGAAAAAGGTCTGCATATACCGTTGTGACATTTTTAATTCTGACATTTCCAAGGATATGTGAAGTACCTTTAAACGCTGCATAGCACAGAACTTACCTAAATGTATCATCATCCAGGTTTTACCTCTGTTAGCAGGTGCCAATATAACAAGCAACTCACCTTGAGCAGGTCCAAACCCCATTTTATCTAAGGGAGGTATACCTGTAGAATACGTAGGTATGATAGCATCGAAGAAGCGTAGACTTTGTTCGGAATCAGCAAAGAAAATACCAGGTTCAAATAATTCTATCTGACTATTTAAACTACTGGTTAATACGGTTTCCGCTTTGTCTAAATCACCATCACGTACATAAGTAGTAGCATCAACAATAGCTGATTTTAATTTTTGTTGTCTAACGAAGGTACGTACTTGATCCAGTACATATTTTTGATTAATAGAGTCACGGAACTCATATAGATTTAATAAGATTTTTTGATATAAATCAGCTTTCCGTTTATCCTTTTTATCCTCTAGTTTTTCTTCTAAAAGGTCAGCAAGGTGTTCTTTCGGAGTTTCTTTGAACTTGGTATAATAGGCAACTACTTGTTGAGCAATATCCTTATAGATATCAGATTCAAATAATCCTACATCTACAGTGTTTACTATGATGCCTGCTGCATCATCATCAAAGCAGAGTAACGTTAGAATATTTTCAGCTAAGGCGCCATGAATATTATTATCGGCTGTACTCATTCAATCGCCTCTCTCATTTTATTAGTAAAAGTTATACCTAAGTTTTCCAGTAAATAAATAACGTTCCTGTAGTTAGCATCCATGGGAACTACTTTAGGCATTCTAACTTTTCTCTCATAAAATGGGAAAGGTAGTGTAATTAAATCTACTTTCTTTTGTAACTCTTCTTTATTCTCGTCCTTGAAAGCCTCGTGCTTATTTGTATCAAGTAATATTTTAGCGGCAGTTTTTGGACCTATTCCACGAAACCCTGGTACTCCATTATGGGTACCAACAAGGGCTGTGTATTCAGTCCATGTTTCTATAGGGACCCCAAATTCTTCGTTAAATCCTTCTATACCGTATGTACCATCACTGTCACTGAATTTAGATTTTTTATAAAGTCTAACGTTATCGTATATCAGTAATTGATTTAGATCAGTATCATTTGAAAGCACTATAATCTTATCAAATTCATCTTGGTGCATATCAACTGCAAAGGCTATTAAGTCGTCAGCTTCAAGACCTTGGACTGCCCACGTAGGTAACCCTAGTTCTTTTAATAATGTGTTAGTAAGATCTGTATTAACTGTTAAAGCATTACCAAAATCAAAGTCATCGTTTCTTTTTTTCTTTTTTCTATCACCTTTATAATTAGGGAATAGTTCTTCTCTAAGATAAGGTTTTTTATCCTTACAAATTAGGTAGTGTGTAGGTTGATGGATATGAATCAATTTCACTAACTGATTGAAAAATCCATAGATACCACCTGTAGGAACTCCTCCGTATTCAAGTTCTTGGTTAACAGCTAGAGACCTCATGAGTGTGTTTAGAAAATCTATTATTACTAAAATTTTCATTCTATAAGCTCCAACCCTATTTTAAGAAAGTCTTCACTAAGCTTTTCTTGCTCGGCAAATTTATGCAACACCTCAGTTTTGCTTATAGATTTGTAAGCATCCTTCCCTGTTTTATGTTGCGCCTTTTCTAAACGTGTATTTGGTTCTTTCTGTAATTTAAGGTCACATAACTCCACACCTGCATCTTCGCACATGTTCTTTATTTCTTGTTTGTGTACAGGCCAATCATGTAACTCTGCATTTGCTAAGGTAAGTGTTATTTTTAACTGGTCATTTTCTTTTACACTGATCTTTTCTAGTTCATCAAGAGAATTTATTCGGACATGTAATTTTTGAATTGTGTCCATATTTAATTCAGTTGTTTCACCAGTTTCTTGATCTAATAGTAACCCTCTACCTAGATAATCATCACCGAATGCTACAGGGTAAGGTGTTCCTACGTAGGTTAAAGGTTTAGTTACACCTCTTATGTTTATATCTTGCGGTACATGGATATCACCTGAAAATATTTTTGCTGTACAACCTTTAAATATAGCCGTACTTAGACCTGTTTTCATTTCATGGTAATTAGATACAACACTACCAATTACACTTTGGTGCAGAAAAAAGTAGTCTATAGAATCATCAGTAAAATCTATATCTGCCCATTCTTCTTCAGGGTTTCTGCTATGTGGTAACCAATAAGAATTTCCTAATCTACTAGGAGTGTCTATGAAAGTAACATTTGCATACCATGTAACAAATTTAAAAAATGGATGGTCAGGTTTTAAGTAATCGTGATTTCCTTTCAGTATAATCACAGGTACAAGTGCTGCGCATTTTTTTATTTCTAAAGCAATATCATTTACCAATTCAGAAGGATGTCTATCTTTTTTGTCGAGGACATCACCTAGTATATATAGAACATCTACTTTATGTTTTTCAATTACATTTCTAGTCCATTCCCAAACACTCCATTTATAACGGTCACGTTTACTTTCGGTTAAATGTAAATCACTGATAAGGAATGCTGTTGGCATGATGCACCTATAGAATAGCGGGCACTACACCCGCTACTTGATTATTGATTAAGCGGCTTCTATTAAACCTGCTTCTTTAGCATAGTGCTGGTACATCGGACTTCTAGCCTTGTAAAAAACAGTAGAAACCACACTGTCGAAAGTGTGTTGGGCTCTTTCGCTCTTTGATTCATGTGTAACCATAGCAGTGAAATGGTTATATAAATCCCACATGGACATAGGAAAACTATCTTCTAATGCATCTAACTTGTTCAGCATGAAGTTAGGAAAACGGCGGGCACAAGCATCTACAGCTATATGGAAAGGTACCTCAATTCTACGCCAAGCTTTCCATACATCAGTAACGGTTTTAGCTTGTTCCATCATGTTTTGAATGTTTGTTGCTACACCTTCAG